TTTATGGTATGCCAATACTTGCAGAGAACAATAAACCACGTCTTTTATATTATTTAAGACGTAGAGGATACAGAGGTTTTAGTATGAACAGGCCTGATAAATCTTGGAATAAATTATCTGTAGCGGAAAAAGAAGTTGGTGGTATACCTAACTCTAGTGAAGATATAAAACAAGCGCACGCTGCAGCTATTGAAATGTATATACAAGATCACGTAGGTATGAAACAAGATGGTACATTTGGAGATCTATATTTCAACGAGCTGTTAAACGATTGGGGCAAATTTGATATAAACAAAAGAACAAAGCACGATGCATCTATAAGTTCTGGTTTAGCAATAATGGCTAATAACAGGCATTTATACATGCCAAATGCTAAGGTTAAAAAACCTAAATTAAACATAAATATTTCTAAGTATAGTAATACTGGAACTAATTCACAAATAATAAAATAGTATGGCATATTCTGGTAGAAGTTATTTTCCTAGTCAAACAGTAAGTGACGCTGAAAAAATAAGTTACGACTATGGCTTGAAAGTAGGTAAAGCAATAGAGCAAGAGTGGTTTAATAACGACAGAAATAGTAATAATAGATATAAATCTAATCATAATAATTTTCACAGCTTAAGATTGTATGCTAGAGGTGAGCAATCTATACAAAAATATAAGGATGAATTATCTATAAATGGTGATTTGTCCTATTTAAATTTAGACTGGAAACCAGTTCCAATAATACCTAAGTTTGTAGATATTGTTGTTAATGGCATGACAGAGCGCTTGTATAATATAAAAGCTTTTTCTCAAGATCCTTATGGCGTTAGCAAAAGAACTTCTTACATGGAGTCTATACTAGCAGACATGCGTACTAAAGATTTAAACACATATACAGAGCAAGCTTTTGGTATTCAAATAGCAGATAATGATCCAGAGACTTTACCTGATTCAGAAGAAGAGTTGCAGTTACACATGCAACTTACTTATAAGCAAGCTGTTGAAATAGCAGAAGAGCAAGCAATAAATACTTTGTTAGAAGGAAACAAATACGAGTTAACTAAAAAAAGGTTTTATTATGATCTAGCTGTACTTGGTATAGGTGCTGTTAAAACAGGTTTTAATACTTCTGAAGGTGTTACTGTTGATTATGTAGATCCTGCTAACTTAGTATATTCTTATAGTGAATCACCGTTTTTTGATGATATATATTACGTAGGTGAAGTTAAATCTATACCAGTAAACGAACTAGCTAAACAATTTCCACATTTGTCAGAAAGTGATCTTGAAGATATAATGAAAAACAAAAGTTATAATAGAAATAATTATAACACAAGGTACTCTGTAGATAAAGAAGACAACAACACTATTCAGGTTTTATATTTTAATTATAAAACTTATATGAACGAAGTTTACAAAGTTAAAGAAACAGGAACTGGTGCTATGAAAATAATACCTAAAGATGATTCTTTTAATCCACCTACTGATGTTGAATTTAATTATTCTAAACTTCAAAGATCTATAGAAGTACTTTATGACGGTGCTATGATACTTGGTACTGATAAATTACTTAAATGGGAAATGGCAGCAAATATGATGCGACCTAAAAGTGATTATACTAAAGTCAAGATGAGCTATAGTATAGTTGCTCCTAGAATGTATAATGGCAAAATAGATTCGTTAGTAAAACGTATAACAGGTTTTGCTGACATGATACAGTTAACACATTTAAAGTTGCAACAAGTAATGTCACGTATGGTACCAGATGGTGTTTATTTAGATGCTGACGGTTTAGCTGAAGTTGATTTAGGTAATGGTACAAATTATAATCCACAAGAAGCATTAAATATGTTTTTTCAAACTGGTAGTGTTATAGGTAGATCATTTACTAGCGAAGGCGAAATGAATCCTGGTAAAGTTCCTATACAAGAAATAACTTCAGGTAGCGGTGGTAATAAAATGCAAGCTCTTATTGGTAATTACAATTATTACTTACAAATGATAAGAGATGTAACCGGGTTAAACGAAGCCAGAGATGGTAGTACACCAGATAAAAACGCGTTAGTTGGTGTTCAAAAGTTAGCTGCTGCAAATAGCAATACAGCAACAAGACATATACTACAGGCCGGGTTGTACTTAACAGCTGAGACTTGTGAATCTTTATCTCTTAGAATATCTGATATATTAGAGTACTCTCCAACTAAAGATGCTTTTTTACAAGCTATAGGTGGGCACAACTTGGCAACTCTTGAAGAAATGTCTGATTTACATCTTTATGATTTTGGTATATTTTTAGAATTACAACCTGATGAAGAACAAAAAGCTGTATTAGAAAATAATATACAAATGGCGCTACAGCAAAAAACTATAGATCTTGAAGACGCTATTGACGTTAGGGAAATTAGAAATGTAAAGCTAGCAAATCAAGTATTGAAAATTAGAAGAAAAAAGAAAATACAAAGAGACCAGCAAATGCAACAGCAGAATATACAAGCTCAAGCACAAGCAAACGCTCAAGCACAGCAAGTCGCTGCTCAAGCTGAAGTTCAGAAAAACCAAGCAATGGCGCAGACTAATGCACAGTTAGAACAAGTTAAGTCTAACTTAAAATCTCAACAAATGGAATTAGAGGTTGAGCACAAAATGAGGTTAATGCAATATGAGTTTCAAATTAACCAACAGCTTCAACAAATGAACATGAAGCAAATAGATATGAAAGAAACTATAAAAGAAGATCGTAAAGATGAAAGAACTAGGATGCAAGCTTCTCAACAAAGTGAACTAATAGATCAAAGATTAAATAAAAAACCACCTAAAAACTTTGAGTCTTCAGGTAATGATATACTAGGTGGTGACTTTGGTTTAGGTAGGTTTGATCCTCGTTAAAATTTATTAATTATTATTATATTATATTATGGAAGAAAAATTAGAACAAGTAGTTGAAGAAACTACACAAGAAACAACTGAACAAGTTGATGAAACAAAGTTTGAATCAGCTGGAGATGACAGCGTTATTAAAGTAGATTTAAGTAAACCACCAACACCAAAAGAAGAAAAAAATGAAAAACCAAAAGAAACTACAGAAGTTGAAGCAAGTTCAACTGACGACAGCGGAGTGGTTGCAGAGTCTGAAAATGCCGAGCCCGCACAAGAACAAGAAAAAATACAACCGGAAGCTGAAACACAAGAAGCTCCAGCACTAGAAGAAATAACTGAAGATTCTACAGAAGAAGAAATTACAGAGGTAGAAGAACAAGTTGAAGAAGCTATAGCTGAAGCAGAAGCTACTGGCAAACCAATACCAGAGAATATTCAAAAGTTAATGGATTTTATGGATGAAACTGGTGGTGATTTAAGTGACTATGTTAAGCTTAATCAAGATTATAGTAACATGGATAATCAAGATTTATTATATGAATACTATAAGCAAACAAAGCCACATTTAAATGCAGAAGAAATTAACTTCCTTATGGAAGACGAGTTCTCTTACGATGAAGAAGCAGATGACGAAAGAGATATACGTAGAAAAAAATTAGCGTTAAAAGAGCAAGTTGCCAACGCTAAAAGCCACTTGGACGGGCAAAAGTCCAAATACTATGAAGATATTAAAGCTGGAAGCAAGCTCACAACTGAGCAGCAAAAAGCAGTTGATTTCTTTAATAGATATAACAAAGAGTCAGAAACAAATCAAAAAGCAGCTAAAAAAACTACTGATGTTTTTATGAAAAAAACTGATCAAGTTTTTAACGACAAGTTCAAAGGTTTTGAATATAACGTCGGAGATAAAAAATACAGGTTTAATGTAAACAATGCTAGTGAGATTAAAAATACTCAAAGTGATATTAATAATTTTGTCAAAAAGTTTTTGAACGAAAATAATGAAATGTCAGATGCTAAGGGTTATCATAAATCTCTTTATACAGCTATGAATGCAGACGCTGTTGCAAAACACTTTTACGAACAAGGAAAAGCTGATGCTATGAAAAATAGTATTGCTAAATCTAAAAACGTGGATATGAACCCAAGACAAAGTCATGGTGAAATAGAAGCAGGTGGTATGAAGTTTAAAGTGTTAGGTGATGATTCTTCTGATTTTAAGTTTAAAATTAAAAATAAAAACAAATAACAATTTAAAATTTATAAAAAATGGCAATATCAAATCCGGGTCCTGGTCATTCAGGAACCGCTGGTAGTTTAAATAGCGTTGCAGCTCCAGTAAAAGCAACACTATCTTCAAACTACATCGACTTTACTGCGCAAGCAACCGCTGGTTGGGCGCAACAATATTTACCAGATCTTATGGAAAAAGAAGCTGAGGTTTTTGGAAACAGAACAATCTCAGGTTTTCTTGCACAAGTAGGAGCTGAAGAGGCTATGACATCCGATCAGGTTGTTTGGTCTGAACAAGGTAGGTTACACTTATCTTACACTGGAACTATTAACAACACAACAGGCGTGTTTACAGTATCAAATGATATTGATGGAAACACTGTTGCTTCTGGTAACCATGGTATACGTATTAATGATATGTGTATTGTTGCTACTGCTGAAGGTACTATAAAATGTTTATGTACTGCTGCAGCTGCTACAACAGCTACTCTTTTACCTTACGAGCAAGCTAATATAGACGATGCTACTGCTTTTGGTACTGGAACTTCTAACGCTGCTACGGTTTTAGTTATAGGTTCTGAATATGGTAAAGGTACTCAAGGACAAGGTGCTTCTGCATCTACTACCGCAGGTTTTGGAAACGTTGAACCATCTTTCCAATCTTTTACTAACAAACCAATTATAATGAAAGACTACTTTGAAGTTTCAGGATCTGATGCTTCTGCAATTGGTTGGGTTGAAGTTTCTGGAGAAGAAGGTCAATCAGGTTACTTATGGTATTTAAAAGCTGAAGGTGATACTAGAGCTAGATTTACTGATTACTTAGAAATGACTATGTTAGAGGCTGTTGCTGGTATTCCTGGTAATTCTACAGCTGAAGGTACTATTGGTACAGCTGGTGATAACTTTGGTACAGAAGGTTTATTTGCTGCTATCGAAACTAGAGGTAATATTACTACTGGTATCACTGGTGTTAACGCTGCTACTGATTTAGCTGAGTTTGATGCTATATTAGCTGAGTTTGATGCTCAAGGTGCTATTGAAGAAAACATGATGTTTGTAAACAGAGCTACTTCTTTAGCGATGGATGATATGTTAGCTTCAATGAATTCTTACGGAGCAGGTGGTACTTCTTACGGCGTATTTGATAACTCTGAAGATATGGCGCTTAACTTAGGTTTCTCTGGATTTAGAAGAGGTTCTTACGATTTCTATAAGTCTGATTTTAGATACTTAAATGACAAAGCTACTAGAGGTAGTATTAATTCTAGAGATGTTGTAGCTCCAATCAGAGGGGTAATTATTCCAGCTGGTGTATCTACAGTTTATGACCAACAACTAGGAAAAAACCTTAAACGTCCTTTCTTACATGTTCGTTATAGAGCTTCTCAAACTGACGATAGAAAAATGAAAACTTGGGTTACAGGTTCTGTTGGAGCTGTTACTTCTGACTTAGATGCAATGCAAGTTCATTACTTATCTGAGAGATGTTTAATTACACAAGGTGCTAACAACTTCATGTTAATGAAGTAAGCATTATTTATATTAAAGACCGGGGCTTCGGCCTCGGCCTTTTATTTTTATTAATTTTATTATATATTATATTATGGCAAAAAAACAAAAAACAGAAAAGGTAGAGGTACCTGTTGTTGAAACACCAGTTGTTGAAACACCAAAACCTAAAAAAGTTGAAACTAAAAAGCCTAGTTGGGAAATTAAAGATAGAACTTATTTTTTAAAAGGTGGTGTAAAACCACTTTCTTATACTATGAAGTCAGCAAATATACATTGGTTTGATAAAGAAAAAGGTTACGAAAGAGAGTTGAAATACTGTTCAAACCAAAGAACCTGTTTTGTTGATGAAATGAAAGGCGACCAAAGGTTAGAGCATATAATATTTAGAGGCGGTGTTCTTATAGTTCCTAAAGAAAAAACAGTTTTACAAAAATTACTTTCATTATATCACCCGCATAAAAACAAACTTTTTAAAGAGTTTAAACCTGAAGTTCAAGCGGTAAATGAAATTGACTATTTAGAAACAGAAATAGAAGCTTTAAATGTAGCTCAAGTTTTAGATATAGACATGGCAGAAGCTGTTTTGCGTGTTGAAATTGGTTCTAAAGTATCAGAGATGAGTTCTAAAGAGATTAAAAGAGATTTATTATTATATGCTAAGAGAAACCCAGGGTTATTCTTAGAGTTAGTAAATGATGAAAATGTAATACTTAGAAACTTTGGTATTAGAGCAACTGAAATGGGTATATTAAAATTATCTTCAGATCAAAGAACTTTTTCATGGGGTTCTAACGATAGAAAACTAATGAATGTTCCATTTGATGAACATCCTTATTCAGCTTTAGCTGCTTGGTTTAAAACTGATGAAGGTATGGAGATTTACTCCAATATTGAAAAAAGATTAAATTAATCTAACTGTAGATGCAGTCGCTCTACGGGGCGATTGCAAACTACAAACTAAAAAGAAATTATGGCAGTAAGTATAGATACAGTATATCAAAGAGTTTTAACTTTAGCTAACAAAGAGCAGAGAGGTTATGTAACTCCGCAAGAATTTAATTTACTAGCCAACCATGCTCAAATGGAAATTTTTGAGCAATACTTTGCTGATATAGCTGTAAACAGCAAACTACCTGGTAACACAGAGGCTTACTCTGATCCATTGAATATTTTATACGAAAAAATAGGTATTTTTGAAGCAGTAGATAATGCTAATGTAGTAAGTAATAATTCTATTTATGGTAGCGCTGGTCCTAACCTTGGTTTAGGTTCAATAACTAGAATATTACCAGACTATATTTATAGAATAAATAAAGTGGAATTAAACGGTGTTGATTGTGAAATAGTAAACACCCAACAGTTTAGCGAAATAAAACTAATGCCACTTTTAAAACCAACAGCAGCTATGCCAGTTGCAAATATAACAAACAATGTATTAAGAGTAGATAATGGTAGCTTAGTTATTCCAACATCTATTAAATACATTAAAAAACCTACTAAAGTTGAGTGGGCTTATGTAGTAGTAAACGACAAGGCTCTTTACAATGGTAATGTTGCGGTAGATTTTGAACTACATGCATCAGAAGAAACAGAGTTAGTATACAAAATATTAAAACTAGCTGGTTTTAATTTAAAGTCAGCAGAAGTTGCACAAGGTGCAATGGGATTAGAACAGGGTAATAAACAAACAACACTATAATAAATGCCAATACTAAGCAATACTCCTCAAGAATATTACGATGGAAATAACTATGGTAATTATCAATTTATTTCTTTAACAGATATTATAAACCAATTTATGTTTATATACGTCGGCGAAGATAAAATTATTTCAAAAGCAAAAAGGTTAGATGTTGCTTTTCATGCACAAAGAGCCTTAGCTGAATTATCTTTTGACACGTTTAAATCTCACAAATCACAAGAAATTACATTGCCAGCTACTTTGCAAATGACAATACCGCAAGATTATATTAGTTATACTAAAATTAGTTGGGTAGATGGGTCTGGTATAAAACATATATTACAACCAACAAACAATACTTCAAATCCAGCGTTTAATCCATTACAAGATGATGATGGTAATTTTAAATTACAAGCGGTAGGCACTCTAGTTGAAACATCTGAAAATATAGTTTTAGATAAAGAGTATAAAGATATATTAGTTGGTATGAGTGTAACTGGTCCTTACATACCAGCCGGCTGTATAGTTTCAGCTACCTCTAATTCTGGTAGCATCACAACAATAACAATTGGTAAAGAATCTACAAGTCTTAGCACTGGTAATATTTCTATTTTACCTCAGTTTCCTTCAGAAAGTAACGCTGGTACAACATTAACTTTTACAAATACAGATGGTTCTTTATTATTACCACAAAAAGAATCTTTTATAATTGAAAACTTATCTTGGGATTTATCTGGTGATAATAAAATAACTGGTACTGCTTCTGAGTTAACAGATATTAAAATTGGTATGTTAGTGTATCATGATAACTTTCCAATAGGTACTAAAGTTATTAATGTTTTTGATACTACTATAGTAGTAGATAACACTGCTGATACGCCTGTATCTTCTGGCGGTGAAATTACTTTTGTATCACCAGACTTAAAAGATACAGATACTTGGTCAAAATACAAAACAAATATACCCGCTGAAAATAGTAACAAAGATGATTATGAAGATGAAATTTATTGGCCTAACGAAGGAGGTAGATATGGTTTAGAGCCTCAATACGCTCAAGTTAATGGATCTTTTTATATAGATGATGTTAACGGAAAAATACATTTTAGCTCTAATGTTTCAGGAAAAACTGTGATATTAGATTATATAAGTGATAGTCTTGGAACCGAAAGTGAAATGCGAGTTCATAAATTTGCAGAAGAAGCTATGTACAAATATATTTCATATGCAATATTATCTGGAAGAATTAATATTCCAGAGCAAATAATACAAAGACTTAGAAAAGAAAAGTTTGCAGCCGTGAGAACTGCAAAGCTAAGATTATCAAATTTAAATATAAAAGAATTAACTCAAGTGCTTAGAGGAAAATCTAAGTGGATAAAACACTAGTATATGCCAGAGATTAAACACCAGTTTACCAAAGGTAAAATGAACAAAGATCTTGATGAAAGACTTGTTCCTAATGGAGAGTATAGAGATGCTATGAATATACAAGTATCAACTTCAGAAGATTCTGATGTTGGCACGGTTCAAAATATTTTAGGTAACGAAGAAATAAGAATTAAAAACGGTGATTCTATTATTAGCTTTCAACTTTCTTCTACTGCTATTACAATTGGCTCTATTTCAGATGAAAAAATTGATACGTTATATTATTTAGTATGGTCTCCTAATACAAATTATATATTTAGCTATAAAAGAAATGGTTCTGTAGCTATACCTATTTTTGTAGACAATAAAAATGTTTTACAATTTTCTTCTGATACTTTAGTCACTGGTATAAATATTATTGATGGCATGTTGTTCTGGACAGACAATAAAACAGAGCCTAAAAAAATTAATATAGAGCGATGTGCTCAAGGTACTCCAGATGCAGTTACTCAAACACTTTTAATTAACGAAAGTCAAGGTTTAAATGTGTCGACTATAAATGCTCCTGAAGTAGAAACAAAGCATATTACTGTTATCAAAAGAGGTCCAACGACTTCTTTAAAAATGAGAACTGAAACTTCTAGAGATCCTGAGTTGTTATACACGGGTGTTATTACGTTGACACAGCCAGTAACTAACGCGGCTAATAATCAATCGTCTTTTAGAGGTCCTGTAGCATCTTCAGGATCTACTAATACAACTCAAAGAACAAACTTTGCTAATATAAGCTCTTTAGAAGGTGAAAATACTTTTAATATAGCTATAGAAGAAGCTATAAACAGCGCTGGTTCTTTAGTTTCTATTGGTGGTATAAACTCTAGTGACGGACTTACTGGCTGGCAATTAGATCCAACGTTAAACCAAATATCACAACCACTTAATAATATAAAAGTTGGTACAAAAATTGTTTTTAAACCTTTTGATGATGACGGCTCGCCACCTGGTTTACCAGTAACAGACTACGTTATAAAAGGAGTTGTTGAAGATCTTTACCCACCCCCGCCTCCTACTGTGCCAACTGGTGTTACTTTGCCCGCTTGGCAAAATGACCCTAACTATGTTGATTCTACCACTGGTGGAACAATAATAAAAGTGAAAGTGTTATCTTTAGATGGGAATGCACCTGTTGTAGACGATAATCAAGCAGAGTTAAAATATGTTGTTGATTTGTTTGATGACAATGAAAAACTTTTCGAATTTAAATTTCCTAGATTTTCTTATAGATACAAATACGAAGATGGTGAATACTCTACGTTTGCACCGTTTACACAAGTAGCTTTTCAACCTGGCGCTTTTGATTATCACCCTAGAAAAGGTTATAACTTAGGTATGACAAATAGACTTGTTAAAGCTAATTTATATAATCTTGTTGATTTAGAAACACCAAAAGATGTTGTATCTATAGACGTGTTATTTAAAGATGAACCATCTCCAATTATATACGTAGTAGATACTATTAGACCAGATGATCATGCGCCTAATGGTGGTGACAACACGTGGAACTCTATATTAAATACAAACACTGCTTTTGAAATTGAAAAAGAAACAATTAACAGTGTAGTGCCTTCAAATCAATTATTACGACCATATGATAATGTACCAAGAATAGCTTTAGCTCAAGATGTAACTGGTAGCAGAATAGTATATGGTAATTATATTCAAAATTATAATTTAAAAGTAGATAGCAATAAATACGTTCCTCAATTTAAAGTACATACAGATAGGCAATATGAAGAAACTATTTTTGATACTTATCTTGGTCTTAATGTTAGCACTAGATTGTCAGAGTCTAGCAAATCAATAAAATCATTAAGAGAATATCAAATAGGAGTAGTTTTTGGCGATGCATACGGTAGAGAAACTCCAGTTATATCTAACGAGTCTGGAACTGAAAGAGTAGGTAAAGATAAAGCTGATAAATACAGTAGGTTGACTGTTGGTTTTAATGGTAGTCCACCTGACAATGATGATTTAAAATACTACAAAATATACGTTAAAGAAACTTCTGGAGAATATTACAACATGGCGATGGATCGTTTTTACGATGCTGAAGATGGTAATATTTGGCTAGCGTTTCCTTCGTCAGATAGAAATAAAATAGATATAGATACATTTTTAATTCTTAAAAAAGGATCAGATACTGACACTTTAGTTACAGCTGCTGCAAGATACAAAGTTATTGCGATAGAAAATGAAGCTCCAGATTACATAAAAACAAAAAGATCATTATCTAATTCTGTAATTCATAGTGGCTCAAGAAACATATATGGAATTGGTAACGGTAGTCTTGGTAATGGACCCGCGCAAGGATTAGACGCATTTGAAATGAACTATCAAGGTTTTTTTGGAACTACGGCCATGCACTTAGATCAGTATACAAACGGACAGTTGTATATAGAGTGGGAAGATGTTCAAACTAAACAACGTTCTGATAGATATAGAATAATATCTATAGAGCATGATTTTGACGAAAGAGGTCAATCTGGAGGTACAGGTATTACGCTAGGAAATGCTAAGTACTACGTACAGCTAGATCGTAATCTTGGTGATGATGTAAACTTTATAACTAATGATTCTACTGGAAATAATCCAACATTTATTCAAACCCAAACTGTTACAAATATATATAAATATGAAGTAGAAAATAGCCCTAAATTCGATGGTAGATTTTTTGTAAAAATATATGAAGATGAAGTATTTAAAGCTAATATAGGTAAATCGTTTTTAGAAGGATTAGATTTTAGAGTGTTAAACTCTAGAAAAATATACTATATGCATCCTGATCATATTAAAATGCACACAGAAGATGTTGGTGATTTTTTAGTAGATGGTATGGCTACAACTAGTTGGGATAAACGTGAATATCTTGATATTATAAAGTCAAAAGAATTAGCTCTTTGGGGTTTTTATACTTTTAGAGAATTTGCTGCACACGCTTTATTTTTTAGAAGATATAGAAAAGGAAATTTTGATCATGATCAATGGGATTTTGGTGTATGGCCAACAACAAACTATGGCCAACAAAATGCTAATTATGATGGTTGGGACGCTGGTAATTGGCCGTCTAACATGCCTAGTAAAGGTAAATGGCCTTTTTTAGCGCACTTAAAACCTACTGATAATGCTAGCGACTATGATTTAGATCCTGCAAATAATATTACAGATGGTTCTGTAGGTGTACAGTATCATGGTCAGCACTGGATGCCTAAAACTAATTGGGATCAAGAGTTTGGTTGGGGTCGTATAGGTGAAGTTACAGATAACTTTGATTATGAAGATGGAGTTGTACAAGGTAATCGATCTGGATGCGGTCATACGCACAACTTTAGGTTCGGTTCGGTAAGTATGGCAGATGTAGGTTTTGGTGGCACAACAACAGATGTTGTAACTGTTTATGCTATGCTCGAACGTTACGCGATGCCTATTAATTTTTATGATGATCCTACAGATACTCAAGTTTGGTTTGTTGATAATGGCCCTTATGCTGGTACTTCTTACGATCAATTTGATGACCTTGTATGGAAAAATATAGGTAGGTACGAAGATAATGCTACAAATTGGAGATCACAGTGGGACAATCAAGGAAGTAACACAACAATGCCAAATAGTAATTTTACTAGTTCTGTGCAAGATGCTGATATGGGACTTGGTTTTAACACTAGAACAGGGGAGGGAGTTGTAAACAGTTCTAGTGGAACACATAAAATGGATCTTGCTTTTGGTGGTATAATGGGTGCTCACCAATCTAAAGATACCACTGGGTTTTTTAACTTTGGTTGGGTGCCTGGTTTGAATAATACTACAAACGATTACCATCAAAGTGAGTTTAATTTTGTTCAAAATCTTAACGTTGGCGTTTCTTTTAAATGGAAAGAAGATCCTAATCAAACAGTGTATACAATTGGCGGTACTAATGCACAGAAGAAAGTTTTTAGACATAGTACTGTTCAAACTGGTCGTGATAGAAGTAACAGGGGTGATATCGGAAAAGATTCTCGTGGTGTTATATCTTCTAACCACGGTCAGTCAGTTAACAAGAATCGATACATTGAAGGTTCTGTAGGTATGTCTATGGCTGAAGCTTTATCTTTTAATTTTAGCAATAACTGGGTGTTATCAAATATATATCCAAGTTACGATAACAATTGGAATCCATTTACTGATGGCGTGATACCTAATTCTTCTGGAGCTAATGTAACTCTTGCGCTTTGTGATGCTTTAGGTGGTTCAACTGGAAATAATACAGCTACAGGTAGTAATGTTTCTAGTGATTTAAAAATATTTGTAAATGATTTAATAGATGCTACATCTGGTAATACGCTTAAAGTTGGCATGGCATTTAGTAGTTATACAAAACAAGGTGGATCTGCTACAGGTACAGATACTCAAGCGGTAACAGATTTAGGTGGTACTGGAGTTTCTAATGAGTTTTTAGCAATAAGATATATAGAACCTCTTCCGGTTGGCGGAACTACAACGCACTATGCTTTATACCTTGGTGGTTATAGAACAGCTTTAAAAACTCAGCAAGAACATAAAATTACTAGTGGTAATAATAAACCTAAAAACGGTGGAAATGTTACATTTGTACAAGTT